GGCGGAGGCGGCCAAATCCGCCGTACCGCCACAGAAGCATCCCTGATGCAAGACGCTGCGAACGTGCGAACCGCTGAGAAACTGGACCGTGTCGAAACGTTCATCGCTCAGCTCGCTACTAAACTCCTCCAGATCAATCAGCAATACGTGACGGGGGAACAGGTCGCTAAGATCGTTGGCCGAGACGGTGCATCTTTGTGGGTGCCGTACACCCGTGAAGACATCAAAGGCCAGTACGACTTCCGTGTCGAGGGCGGCTCGACCGTTCCGAAGAACGAAACGTTCCGACGCCAATCGGCGCTCGGAATGTTGCAGGCAATGGCCCCGTTCATTGAAACTGGCCAAATTAACACTCAGGAACTGATGCGTGTCGTTCTGCGTGACGGCTTCAACATCAAGAACCCTGAGAAGTTCCTGCAACAGCCACAACAGCAAGACCCGATGGCTCAACAGGGCGGAATGCCTGGCCAAGGGCAGCAAGCCGCACTAGGCGGCGGTGGCGGTGGTAGCGGGGCTGACGCCCCGCAGCTAGAACCAGCTCAGCAAGCAGAAGCTGACGCCGCCTCACAATTAGGAATATAAAACCACTTCCTGCACGCCGTCTACCCATAATGTAGGAGCAACCCAATATTTGGGACTCTTAAGGAGCAATCCGTGAATCAGACCGAAAGTGGACTCCAAAGTGGAGCACCCGCCACAAGTCAGCAGCAGCAGAATTCAGAAATCCCCTTACCTGACGGTACGGTGATTAGTCTGGAAGAAGCGGCACAAGGCTATATGCGTCAAAGGGATTACACCCAGAAAACGCAGGACTTAGCCAACCAGCGTCGCATCGCCCAAAGAGGAGTTGATCTTCTTCAGGCGCTCGATACCGATCCCAAAGCAACCGTTGATCTGATTGCAGAGACTTACAAAGTTCATGTTTCGCAGGCGTCAGCGCCTGCGACAGCTACGAACGAGTGGGGCGAAACAATCGAGTCTTCTACGCAGGACACCGCAGAGGTGGCTGCTTTGAAGTCTGAGGTTCAGCAACTTCGGGGGACTGTCGGGAATGTGGCACAACAGCAGCAGCGTTCTGTTTTGATGAACGAAATCGCTGAGGTTCAAGCTCGTTATGGTGATTTTGATCAGGATGTTATTCTTCGGCACATGCAGGCGAATGATATTCCAACGGTCGAGATGGCTTATCGGGATTTGAACTGGGCGTCTGCACAGGAAGCGGTGTCTACACAGCGCGATCTTGAGCAGGAGCAACAGCGGGTTCTGGATGAGAAACGTGGAATGCAGGGTGTTGTGGCAGCGGGCGCTGGAATCCCTGGAATGAATACTGACACTGGTCCGAAAGAATACAGTGCCTCGTCCCAGGGTTCATGGCGAGATTCTCTCGCCGAGGCTTTCCGAGATTCGATGTCCGAACGTGGTTTTTCGAATGTTGGAGATCCTTTGCTGAACGGCTGACGTTTGGCTGATCCCATCCCATCTACTCCTTAGGAGTCAATCATGGCTTTCGGTTACAAAGACACCGATGCTAACTGGTCAGATATTCTGACCACGACCTTTGCGAAGGTCACCCCACAATTCATCGATCAGGTCTTCCAGGCCCGTCCTCTCGCTTATTTCTTGGCGCAGGCTGGTCAGGTCATCCAGATCGATGGTGGCGCACGTATCCAAGAGGCTCTTATCGGCCTTGACAACGCGGCTAACACCATCACCTACACGGGTGCTGGCACTATTGCCAATACCGCTCAGGAAGAAGTCACTTCGGCGATTTACGATTGGAAGCAGCTTGCTTCTACCGTGTCGATCACTGGTCTTGAAGAGGCTCAGAACAGCGGCGAAGCTGCGTTCCTTGATCTTCTCAACACGAAGATCGAGATTGCCCGTGAGTCTGTTGTTCAGAAGATGAACAGCATGTTCTGGGGTGCCTCGCCTGCTGGAACCGATTTCCACGGCCTTACCCTTCTGGTTAAGGACGCTACCTCTACTGTCGGTGGCATCACTCCTGGTGATTCCCCCGACGATTACTGGTGGAGGTCTGCGGTTCACAACGCTGCTCAGGTAGCTGAGGCAACTACGGCTGGCGTTTCTGGCTTCGGTCACACCGTGGCTGCGGTCCTTGACCGTGAAATGATGACGAACGTCTTCAACGATGCTTCTGTGGGTGGCGACACTCCGCAGTTCATCATCACCACTCAGGAACTACACGAGCATTACGAGTCACTTCTGCAGGCGAACATGCGTCACACCGACGCTAAGCTCGCAGACGCTGGCTTCCAGGCTTTGGAGTTCAAGGGCCGTCCCGTCGTATTCGATGATGACTGTCCCACTGGTGAGATGTACTTCATCAACCCGAAGTACCTGCGCCTCAAGGTCCACAAGGACCGCTTCTTCAAGGCTGGACCCTTCATCCAGCCGACCAATGCGGATACCCGCACCATGAAGATGCTGACCTACGGCAACCTCACGATCAACTCCCGTCGTCACCAGGGAATGATCTACGGCCTCACCACTGCCTAATCCAGGGCGAATGGTTTGAGTGGAGCGGGCCAGATCTTAGAATCTGGCCCGCTCCAAGGACGAACGTGACGAACGTTGGGAGAGGTCTGTGGCATACAATCTTGCAAGCTTCCGTGAACTTATACGGGCAACGTTGGACTTGGATGCCACGGATCTCCCTGACATTCTTGTAGACGATTGGATTCGTGACGGCGCTACTCGTGCCCAAACACGTCGCCAGCAATGGCCGTTCTATGAGAAAGACTGGACGTTTAACGCTGTTGACGGCCAGGGCACGTACACGTTGTCGGCCATTCAGGCCGATAGCGGAAGTACCGATGCGATAGCTGAGATCCGTCAGATCCGTGGTCCTAGTTCGGAGCTGCGATGGCAGGACATCACAACGCACGACAAAACGAACCCTCGGGGTTCTGTTTCTAGCGGCACTCCCAGGTTCTGGTCGCAGTGGAACAACAGCGATGTGATCTTGGATCCTGTGCCCAGCAATTCGACTGATACGTTCATTGTGCGTGGTTACGCTAAGCGTGCCGATTGGGTTTCGAATGGGGCTGCTGCCCTGTCAGATATGCCTGTCGAGTTTGATAACACGATCCTGAATTGGGCTATCGGTAAAGCGCACGCTCAGCAGGGCGACCCTGCTTCGGCGTTGCATTATGCCGACATGTCTGATCTTCGGTTGCGGGAACTTGTCAGATACTACGACGATCCTTCTCCCAGCCACGAAGTCACTTTCGGCGGCAATTACAACCGTCAAGTAGGCGGGCTGTCGGATCCTCGCTTCTCGTGGGAGTGATCTGAATGGCTATAGATGTTCGTAGAGGCGGCGCTCGACCCCCACAGTTGAGGCTAGACCCACAGGTTGATTTCACTGGCGGGCTAAACGCTATTGAAGATCGTTTCCAGTTGGCTCCGAACGAGTCGCCCGACTGTTTAAACATCGACATTCATCGGCGTGGCGGCGTTCAACGCCGCCGTTCTGTGCGTTCTTGGGGCACTTATGACCCGTTCGGCACTGGCGTTGTGCCTGAGGAACTGTTTGAACATCGCGATCAGATAAACGATTCGGCCAAAGTGATCGCTACTAAAGGTGCAGGCGTTTCTGCCGTGATCGCTGTCGGCGTTGGGGCTAGCTGGACGGCTGTGACGAACACGGGCCAAGACACAATCTACGATCACGCCATGATGAACGGCAAGTCATGGTTTGCTTGCAAACTTCAAGCCACCCAGTCGTGGGAAACCCCGTCAGGGGTTCCTGACGGTGCCACAGCCGTAATCCCTGATTCGGCGGGCGCATACCAAAACGACTATGCGACAGCAGCAGGCAACATCTTTCCTCATTGCCAGTTTATGGAATCTCACGGCGGGTTCATGTGGGCTGCCTGGACCGACGAGGGAGCAATCACTCACCCGACCCGTATCAGGTTCTCGCATCCTGGCTACGCAGACAGGTGGTCTGAAGACGACTGGATCGAAATTGGAGACGAAGACGGCGACGAGATCGTCGCCATCAAATCGTTCCGTGATCACCTGCTTGTGTTCATGCACCGCTCAGTACATGCCGTGTTCGGCTATGACCGCCAAAACTTTCAAGTCGTCAAGGTCTCCTCTTCTGTAGGAGCCGAATCAAAGAAGAACATATCGGTCACTCCTCAGGGCGTTTGGTTCTTTTCCCCTGATCGGGGGGTTTACTTCTATAACGGTGACGGCGAACCGCAGTGGGCGTTTGAAAAGATTTGGCCGTTGATGGATAGCGGCTCGTTTAACGAAGCTTCGTTTGACGATGTCGTTGTTGCTTCTGTGAGCGGCAAGATTTGGGTTTCGGTTCCGCAAGATGACGGCACGGATGTGACGTTTGTGTTTGATCCAGCCGTTGGTGCGTGGGTTCGTTACGGTCTTGCTATCACTGGCCATCTAGAGTTTCAGAACTCTTCTGGTTTGGTTGAACATTTGGCGTCTACAGCGGGTAACGCTGGTTTGATCAAGTTGGATAGTGGTGCGACGTCTGATTCTTTCAATGATGCGGCTGTGCCTGCCGATGTGGGCATAAATTCGTATTACCGTACGCGGTGGATGGATGGCGGGTCACCGTTTCTTCCGAAACGGTATAAGAAGCCTGAGTTCATTGTGTCGGGCGTTTCTACTCACATCATTCAGGCTCACATCTATTTCGATTATGACGATGCGTCGGCTGCGAAGACTTTGCAGTTGAATGTGGTCGGGGATCTTTCGACTACGAATTTGGTTTGGGACGACAATGACGGGTTCCCTGATGACAACTCGTCAGCCCAGTGGGACCAGGGGCTGTGGGCTGTTCAGTCGGCTGCAACTCAAGACGAGATTATTCGTGGAGGCACCATTGGCGGCACTGGCCGTTCTGTTGCTATCAACTTTGTCGGCCCAACCGACGTCCAGTGGGAAATAAGGGGATTTACTCTGAAGTACCTAGCCAAGAAACCGAGATCTTAATATGGTTGCAAACGTAGTTGTCCCAAATACTTTCGTTGCGGCGTCCGATGCGGTTGCCGCTGAGGTAAACGCAAACTTTGTCGCGCTTCGTGACCACATCAACAACTACATGGTTTCTAACGACGGTGTAGTTGCTATAGCTGGCACTCAGACTTTGAACAATGTGACGGTTACTGGCGATCTGACGTTGACTGGCAACCTTGTGGCTAATGCCACAATCAAGGGCGATGTTGTTGATACTGGCGGTTCAACTGTCATTTTGGATAACACTGCTGGTGCTGCTTGGTTCCGTGGCGATGTCAAGAACGCCAGCGACACAGTGATTGTGGATGTTTCAGCGGCCACGTTCGCTGGTAACGCTGCAACTGCTACCAAACTCTTTGCCACTAAGACCATCGATATCACTGGGGTCACGGCGACAGCGACTCCTTTCGACGGCTCAGCCAACATTAACATTCCGATTACTGCTGTGCCTTCAACGCTGCTCACGGGCACAATCGATACTGCACGTATCCCTACGCTGTCGCAATATGTGAGATCTGACACGGCTGACACGATGGCTGGCGATTTAACCGTCCAGGGCGACATTAACGTGACTGATGCTGGCGACAGAGTTGTTATTTCTGCCGATACCGACTGGTCGTTGAAGGTCGGCAATCTGGCTGCCGCTCAGTCTCCTGACAATAAGGCCGTCATAGGCATCGTGTGGAACAGCGCTCAGGGTACGGGCGCTTCGATGGGGATTAGTTTTAAGTACGACAGTGTGGTTACGACCAAAACATTTATCAAGTTCCAATACGCAACTGGTGTTGATGGTGGCTCCATCCAGTCGAATGGCACGACTACTTACTTTGTGGCCCCTTCGGACATTAGGTACAAGGAAAACGTGACGCCTGTATCGGGCGCTCTTGCCGCCTTGAATGGTGTGGATGTAATTAGCTACAACCGTATTGGGCATGATCTGACTCGTGTCGGGTTCTCTGCCCAGAACGTACAAAGCATCAGTGAGTTTGCTCGGTTCGTTACAGTGGAAGAAGACGACTTAGACGAGAAGTTGCAGTTAGCGGAAGCAGAGTTTGTTCCGTATCTCGTGTCGGCTGTTCAGGAACTAACTGCCCGTTTAGAAACGCTTGAAGCTGTCTAATGATTAACCGTCAAGCGTTTGCGGCGCTAATCGACTACCAGCGCACCGATTGGGACACGAACGAGGTTCCTCGTTCATCGAACCGTTCATGGGACGACATCCAGGGCGTCGAGATTCACCATACGGGTTCATCTGGGCCTAAGAGCATGACGTTTGCCGACATGCAATCTTGGCTGCTGTCGGTGGAGAGGTACCACGAGCTGACAAAGGGCTGGAGCGACCTGTTCTACAACGTGTTTGTGGACGCTGAGGGTCGTGTGTGGGATGGGCGTCCGACGCTGGCGTCGTCGCAATCGAGTCTGCATAACTGGCTGACGGTTCATGTGCCTGGGAACAACGCCGTGTTGACCGACGTTCAGAAGGCAAAGCTGTCGGAGTTGGCGGACACTGTTGGTGGTCGCAAAGCGATTCGTGGTCACGGTGAACGTGGCGCTACGGCGTGCCCTGGTTCTAATGCGATGGCGTTCATCAACGAGTGTCGTGCCTCTGTTGGGGCCGTTTCGTATCCTGGGAGTTACGTCCGTCGAGACTCGACCGATACGGCATCTGTCAAGCTGGTTCAGGGTGTCGTTGGGACAGTGGTTGACGGGGCGTTTGGTCCGAACACTGAGGCGGCTGTGAAGAGTTGGCAGACGGCGCAGGGTTTGGTCGCTGATGGGATTGTTGGTCCTGCGACATGGGCTATCATGTTCCCGCCACCGCCACCGCCACCAGCACCAGCACCAGCACCAGCACC